CCCGTTTTATCCGCACTACTGGAAGAGGCAGTTCATTTCACTGTCCCGATGTTGAGTGGAGCTCTTGTTTCCTACGAATGTTCGAGAGACCTTGTCCGAAAAGGGAAAATACCGTCCCAGCGCCTAGCATTGCATCTAGGATTGGCAGCATGTCGCATGTTGCCCGGTGGATCGTTAATCGCGTTGTTTGCCCATGTTTGGAACAACTATACGATAGATCAGCGTAAAAGTGAGGGAAAGGTGAAGGAATTCTGTGAAGTATACGCAGCGGGAGAAGTTATTGATGAAGTCGATAGCATGACATGTGATTTGCCCATTGGCATGTCGCTCCCCAGTTATACATCTCGTATTCGCGATGGACCTGTCAATTTCCGGGGAGAAATTGACCTCAAGGTGGATGGAATCTCAGTTTCTATAGAAGAAGCGTTCCAGCTGTTGGAACACGGAGGCATGAATAAGACCTACCCTGTTTTGATAACGCACCGACTTTTGCATCAGCCCGCTAACAACGAGGTCAACTTGTTAGCTGCAGTTCTACACAGAATACATAACGACCCCTTTGTTGGGAATCCGTACGGACCCGAACAACGTTATGAAACATGGAAGCTAATTTCATGTGAAGTGTGCATGCTCTTACCGATTGGAAGAGACGTTATGATCACAATGGAAGAAAACATCTGTTTGATGGGGAAGAAAGGAGAACGCCTTAGACGGGCACTTGATGACGAAGAGAATGGAATCATTTCGATTGAAGGGAAAACAATCAATCTGAAATGGAATGAAACTCTCGCAGTCAACAAGGACGTCGGAGGTGTGCTCACTATGAAACCCAGAGCAATTCAGAATCTTCCAGCAATCACCCATGCATTGATGGGGGGATTTGCTAGAGAATTTGCGTCAGTATTACATGAAGCGTTCGATGGAAAGACCATTAAAATCTACGGAGTCGGAGTCCGCATTTTCTTCGCGTCAGGTTACAACCAAGCCAGCCTCACTGAGGTCGGTAGAAGTTTGGAATCCGGTGTGATGACATTTGCTATGTCTGGTGATGATTCAGTCGTTGGCTGGGGCCCTTTTGCTGGAGTTTTTAACTTGCAGCCATTTGGAGAGGCCGACCAGTCAAAATTTGATCACACGCAAGACGATGGACCGATGAAACATTATATGAGACCCATTCTGCAACAGATGGGTTTCCCGGCAGAGTTTATAAATATGGCTTACCATTGTTGTTCATCAGGATACACAATCAAAAGAGGCAGGCTGACAGCCAAAGGTAGAGCAGGTGTACAGATGCCTACCGGAGTCACCACAACTACCACATTCAACTCATTGAGCACTTTGGGAT